CTCGGCGCGCCACTTGCCCTTCATGGAGCGAGAGCGCGCTTGCCCTTGTCGCCGAGCGCGTCGCGCGGCCGGGTCCGCGTCGTCGTCGCCCTGGCCGGAGCCGTCCGCGTCGTCCTGCCGTCGTCGTCCCCGGCGCGCCGTCGTCGTCGCCTGGTCGTCGTCGTTGCCGTCGTCGTCCTGGTCGCCGTCGGCGTAGAACACCGGGGAGAACAGGGAGGGCGGGTAGGGGGCGGGGCCCAGCCGGGCGCGTGCGCGCGGGCGTGGCGGGGCAGGGTGGATCGCTGCATGGGTGCTCCCGTTGCGGGGGTGGGCGCGTGCGCGTTGCGCGCGGGCGCGGGTCAGATGATGTAGCCGTTGCGCCGCAGCAGCCGGACGGCGTGCTCGCGGTCACTGGCCTGGCGGTAGATCTCCTCGGGCATGAGCCGAGCGTCCGCGCGGTGCGGTACCGGTTGCCGGGCAGCTTCTCGAAGTTCTTGCGGCGCTGCCCGGCCAGGCCCCGGCGGGTGATGCCCTCGGTCGTGGCCTGCACGGTCCGCCCGTACACGGTCGCCGAGGTCATCCCGCGGCGGGCGTTGACGACCTGGCCGATGTCGGCGCCGGCGTCGATGGCCTTCACCGCGGCCTCGCCGAACGTCTTGCGCCGCTGCGCTTCCGACATGGAGGCGTAGACGTCGGCGGGGCTGGTCGGGGTCGGGCGGTGGTCGCGGGTGACCGGCTCCATGCTGCAGTGGCAGCGCGGGTGCCGGGCGAACGCGGAGCTGACGCCGTACTCGCGGCCGGCGAGGATCACGCACCGGCTGCAGGCGCCGGACTCCACGACCCGCACATAGGAGGTGATCGCCGGGCGGGAGATCATCCCGACGGAGTCGGCAGCCCGCCCGGTATCGGCGATGGTGGTGCGGACGATCAGGTCCAGGAGGGCCTGCCCGCGGGCCATCGCGTGGACCACGGGCAGGCCGGCGGTGACCAGTCGCAGCGCCGACCACATGGGAGACATCAGGACGTCGGCCAGGGGCAGCCCGTTGCCGGTGACGCCGACGAGGGAGGACGGCACCAGCCGGTCCGAGGAAGCCCGGTCGGGGTCGTCGCCGAGGAGGGACTGCAGCCACGGCTCGGTCGACGAGGCCGCGGCCAGCTGCCCGCCCGAGACGACCGCGACCACGTGCAGCAGCAGCTCGAGCCAGGAGGCGTGGATGTTGTCCCGGTCCACCCGCCCCCACAGCGCGCGCACACCGCGCGACGTCGCGGCGGCCAGCCGCGCCCGGGCCTCCATGTGGGCGGCGGACTCAGGCGACGGGCTCACGATCCGCCCCCTCCTCCGCTTCCTCCTGCTCCTCCTGCTCCGTGTCGCCCGCCGGCGGGCCGGGCTGGTTGGCCATCATCCGGGTGATCTCCGCGACCGGGTCCGCCTCGAGCTCGCGGTCCTTCATGGCGATCACGGTGGCAACCTCGGTCGGGGTCAGGCCGTAGCGCAGGGCCAGCCACTCGAACGGGAAGCCAGCTGCTTCAGCTTCAGCAGCGCGTCGGCGAGCTGCGCGTGGCTGCGGGACTCCGTCTCGGCCCACAGCACCCGGCCCGACCGCATCGCGGCGGCTTCGCGGTCTCGCCCTTCGCCAGGGCGATCAGCCGGGCGACCTCGCGCAGGCCGTGGCCGAACCACAGGATCTTCTCGTCGCAGCGCTTGACCAGTCCGGTCTCGGCGGCGAGGAGAGTCCCCTCGCCGATGTTCGCCATCTTCCCGATCAGGTAGTGCTGCGGGGTCCTGCTCTGCGCGGCGACGTGCCCCACGGCGACCTCGATGATGCCCGTGTACATCGCGAGGTTGGCGGCCTGCCACTCGGCGATCCGCGCGTCCTTGCCGGTGATCCACGCGACCCGGTCGATCTGGAACTTCTCCAGGTCGACGGGCTGCTTGCCGATGATCTCCCGGCCGCATTCAGCTTGGGGATCGTCGGCCGCTCGGCGCCCATGATGACGCGCTGCGGCCAGGACGCGGCGTCGGAGGCGGTGAAGAGCTGCGCCCAGATCAGGTTGATGGCGTCCTGCATGGCGATCACGCCCGCGATATCGCTGATCGGGTCCTCGACGAGCATCGGCTTGTTGGGCAGCTCCACCATCGGGACGACGCCCATCGGGTTGGGCTGCGGGTTCGGCTCGGTGCCCATCTCCCGCGGCTGCCACCGCTTGAGCTCCTCGTCGACATCGGCCATCTGTGGTGTCTTGTCCTGCCGCTGCAGGGGCCGGCGGAACTTCCACACCTCGTCGTGCAGGTAGAGGGTGGCGTAGTCGTCGGCGCCGTCCTGCCACCGCTTGAGCGCTGCCCGCCGCTTCCGGCGTGAGCCTGCCTCGTAGACGACGATGCACTGCGAGGCGTCCTCGAAGGTGACGACCGGCATGTCCGGGTCGTCGGGGTCCCCCCACACCAGGACGAACGTGCGGCCGGCGGTGATCGCGCCGAGGAACCCCAGCTGCGAGTCGGCGTCCAGGCCGTTGACCTGCCACACCTTCCACAGGTCCTTGTCCGCGGACAGCTCCCCGTCAGCCATGAACCCCGTGACGGCGAGGCGTTCCACCGGGCGTCGGCGACGACCTGAACCCAGTTGTCCGAGAAGTCCTTGTACCGCGCGGCGTGGAACTTCGCGAACTCGGCGGACGCGAACTTCAGCCGGCCGTCGCCCCGGTAGTGCCCGTTGTAGGTGTCGATCGCACTGCGCCGGTGGATGAGCTCGCTCTCCAGGAGCGAGACCAGCCGGAGGGCTTCCAGCTCTGTGGCCACGGGGCCCTCCTCAGCTGCCGTAGTAGTAGGACTCTTCGCGCTCGGCCAGGCCGGCCGCGATCACGTCGCCGAGCGCCTCGTGCGCCAGGACGGACGGGATCACCGCGTCGATCTTCTGCGGCGGGGACGCCTTGCGGAGCACGTACCGGTCCATCGGCCGGGCGGCCGCGCGGGCGTTCGCCAGGTGCGCCGCGGTGATCTCGCACCCGTCGTGCGTGAACGCAGCCCCCGTGCTGTTCCGCTTGACCACGTCGGTCTTGAGCCGCTCGCAGGCGGAGTGCATCTGCACGATGCGGCGGGTGTGCCAGCGGATGACGCGCTCCTCCCCGTACAGGTCGACCCACTCGTCGATCTCGGTGTCCCAGTACGGCGGGTCCGCGTACAGCCGCACCACGTCGTACCGGTGCATCAGCTGGTCCATCGCCGCGCGGACCTCGGCGCGCGGGACCTGGCCGCCGTAGTCGGCCGGGTTCCAGATGGTCGGCTCGTCCTCCGGCCCGTACACCGGGGTGAACTGGTAGCCGTCCATCGTCTCGGCCCGGATCGCCGTCCAGTCGTCCGAGTCCGACCCGTCGAACCCGAGGACGATCCGCGTGTGCGGGCGCACCCGCCGCGGCGAGGCCTTCGCCGCCCACTTCGCCACGTCCAGCCACGACGCCGACCCGGCCACGCACCGGTTGCCGAAGAACCGTTCGGCCTGCGCCTCGTCCTTCTCCATGATCTCGGCGGCCTCGGCTCGATCGCGTCGAGGTCGACGTGCGCCGACCCGGCGTAGACGATGCTGTGAATCTTCCGCCGCTGCCTCTTGTCCCTGTACGACAGGGACTTGGGAGCCTGCGGGTGGTACCGGAAGATGTCCCGGGCCTTCGCCTCCGAGGTGGTCTGCGCAACGGAGTTCTCCGACGGGTCCCACCCGTTGGTGGTCTCCATCGAGCGGCCGCCCATACCGGCCGCGCCGCGGCGCTGCGTCTCGGCGACGCGGCGCAGCTTGTTCGCCGTGTTGTACAGGCCGGTCTCGTCCTGCAGGGCGAAGATGATCGGGTTGCCGAGCCGGGACAGCGCCGAGGACGTCACGACGTCGATGCGGCCCTCGTCGCCGATGCGGGTGAACTCCTCGCCGACCCGCATCCGGCCGGCCAGCGGGCCCAGCTTCACCATCGCCTGCAGCGGCCTGTACACGTTGGCCACCTGGTCCTCGGACGTGGCGGTGAGCTGGATCAGCGGTGTCGGCCACGGCACCCCCATCGGCTCGCCGACGCCGTACTCGTACCACCAGCCGCAGTCACACCCGTGTCGGCGCACTCGTAGCGCTCCCCGCCCCGCGCCCAGCCGGCGAACACGACCGGGCCCGCGGCCTCGGCCAGAACCAGCGCCGCCGACCACGGGCCCTTGCCGGTCTTCTGCGG